AATTATTAGTATGATTCTTGGTTTTATTTGTTTAGCTTTATTCTTAGATGGCACACTTAGATTGTTAGGAATTATTCCTCCTTTCTTAGATATTGATATAAGTATTGTTGACAGAATTGCAGAGAAAGTAGAAACAGAAGTTCTACCTTTAATTAATCAAGCTAAACAAAATCTTTTTTAAGCTTTCATCCTCACGTTACCAAGACGTCCTGCTCCACTATTAAATAAAAATCCTCCAGAACCACTATTAGCATCTGGATAATATTTAATTGGGCTACTAGGTCCTTGATTTTGAGCAGTTAAAAAGTCATTTAAAAAAGGGATCGCACTAGCTTGTGGCCCTTGCTCTCTAAGCAGTTGGTACTCTTTTTCTTTTTGATGCTCTGGAAGACCTTGAAAACCTGGTCCTTGATAACCTGGATTTAAAGGTTTTACGTTACCGTCTTCATCTAGAGGATTTCCAAAAATAAAATTACCAAGACCTTCGCCAAACTTTTTTAAAAAGCCTAATGCATTTCCTCCCCAATTCATAATTCCAATAACTCTTAATTAATTCCTCTTGCCATTTTAAACGAAGTAAGTACAGTTACAGTGCTGACTCAAATAAATGATCACTACTACAAAAGAAACTGATTTAGAAATCATTTCAGACGAAGAACTGTTTGAACTACAACAAGGTTTCATTAAACTGCATGATCATGCTAAAAAATCTCTCGAAGAAGTTCATGTAGAAATCCAACGTCGTCTAGAAAACAATTTTAAAAAGTAATTATGAACATCCTCACTGCAGCTGCTGTCTACAAAGGTGTTGTGCCTAATCCATTTAATAGTAATGGAGAACCTTTAATGCATTTTGAAATGCCAGCAAATCCTAAATCTAAAAAAGACATACCTATACCACTTCTTGTTTTATCAGGATATAAATGTCCTAAAACTATTCCAGGTTCTATTGAAAAAGGTACAAATGTTTTAATTAATGGAAGAATGTATCCCAATAAACAAACTGGAGATTTGTATGTTGTACCTATAGAAGATTTCCAAGAGTTACCAAAAGATACATACATTAATCAAGTTTTTATTTCTGGTGGATGCGGTTATGTTTCTAATAAATATGTTCCAAAACTAGATAGTGAAGTTACTGAGTTTGGAATAATGACTAAATCAGCTAGTGAACCAAGAGTTTTTTATAGTAGAAAACATAATGATCTTGAGTTTCCATTGGAATCATATAGAAATGATGCAGTAAGACTAAAAGAATATTTATATAAAGGCAGATCCGTCTCAATTGGTGGTGCTCTTAAATTTGAAACTTATATAGACAAAGAAGAAAAAAGAGTTAATAAATACAAAGTTACTGTTAAACCTCAACAGTATGCTCCTTTTGGAGATAATAAAGGAACTGTAAAAGTAAATATAACAAGATTAAGTGATGAAGATCGGAAAACTGTGATGGATTTAGTTAGTAAACTTGCATCACAAAATAACTCCTCTCCTTCTTATACAAGACCACCTCGTCAAACAGTAGAGACTAAACCAAGAGTTTATGACTCACCTCATCAACAAGCAATTGCAAATGCAGAAGATGATGTACCTTTCTAAAAAGTAACTTCATCGCTATTATTTACACAAAACTCCTTTTATTATGCCTTCCGTATTAGATCGGTTTAAAGACACAGAAAAATATCCACGCCAAATGCGTGAACTTGGGATGCTTATTTCACTGCGAGATGAAAAAGGTTTATTCCTCAAACAAAAAGATCAAGATCGCTGTGCTTGGCATGGTGACGTAGATGAATTTGATGATGCTGAAGAACTAGAACATACTTTTGGTGAAGGTACTGAAGAGAAAGGTATTCTATTTAGAACTCCACGTCTAATCATTCTCAGAGGTGCTTATAAAGATGACACTACTTTCATTGAAAATACAAAAGAACGTAATTCAATCGAAGGTACATATCATGAGATGAATTATCTCTATGACGATTGGAAAGCAAAGCATGGTGCTGAACCTTCTCCTTATAGAAGAAGACGTCTAATTCTTTGCTACCTAGTAAATAAAAATGGTGAGAAGTTACATGGAAAACCTCTCTACATTTCATTACATGGTGGTGCCGCCAGATTGTTCGTAGAAAAATACGCTCAATTCCTAGAGCAACTTGAAGGTGTCTACGCTAAAGCTACAGGTGATGACCATGCCCAAGGCTTTGGTGAAAAAATGGCTGCCTCAGTTATTTGGACTCCTACCTTTGGAACTGAACTCTACGGTGGAGATAAGAAATCTAAAGTAATGGTTGCCAAGTCTTGGAAGGAACCTACAGAAAAAACTATCTTGTCATTCTGGCCTAAGAGTGCTGAGACAATTGACAGCATAGAAAAAGTATGGGAGTCATGCCCAATAGAAGTCTATGCAGCTAAATTCTTTAAGCAATTAGAGAACGAAGTAGGTATCAACGCTTTGAAACCTGGAGTTGACTTAGCTTCTCCTGCATTGCCAGCTGCTACAAATCTTGGTGACAGAAATCCTGACACTGGTGAAATTAATCTTGCAGCTTAAGTAAGTTTTAACTGAACCTTATCTGCTTTTTTCAGCAGCTTTTGCGCTTCTTTTCGAGAGGCGCATTTTTCTGCTTTGTTGACTAATTTAATTAATTTTTTGTGCTGTTTTTCCCGATTCAAATTAACCTTTGTGAGTAGTCTTCATTACACCATCTGTTTCAACTTTCGCTAATCGCTTGCACAATCCACGAATTATTGCCTGACGTTGCATTGTTATCACTAATAAGTTTAATGCAGCCATCTTCAATTTCTCAGGATCTTTTATAGATTCAATCTCTCTAGTAACAGAAGTCATTGTAAATTCATCCTCCAATGTAGGCTTGATGTCCATCGGTTCAAACGGCACTTCAATTACATTGAATTTCGACATAAACTCCTCCATATATATCAAGTCTAACCGCTATTATTGACACACACCGTACAAATACTACAATCAATCCGTGCGGATAACTAACTAATGGCAAAGAGTTCTTGGAATGAAGGTAAGAGAAATACTGAAGCTATACCTAAAAAAACCTCTATTGGTAATGGAAGAAGGAAAACTGGATCTTACAAATGGAAGGGACAAAAAAAATATAGAGGTCAAGGTAGGTAATGGCTGATCCCGTATCTTTTTTAAATCTTCTCGAACAGAGCCAACAAATAGAATATCTGCTTAATCTTCCTGAAGTTGACGAGGATGAAAAAGCGGAATTAGAACATATCTATAGGTCTCTAAAAACTAGAGAAGAATCAAAATTTGATGCGATTATTGGAGTACTAAAAGAGTGCGATAAATATACAGATCAAATCATTGATGAGATCGCAGAGCTAAAAGGAAACCTAGAACACTGGAAAAATAAGAAATCTAATATTATTAACATCATTAAGTTGGCCTATGAAAATCAATTAATAAGCTCAAAACCTACTGGAAAGAAGTATCAAGCCACAATAAAAAAAGTAAAACCAAGATTGATTGACAATTTTGATCAGTGGACTGAGAAAGAAAAAAATGCCTTTGGACTCAAGAAAAAAACCGTAGTGAAAAGAATCGTGTCCGATGAAATAATTAAAGAAACCGAAGAGGATCTTCCTGATAAAGAACAGCTACGAGTAGCTATTGAACAAAATCCTGGTTCAGCTCCAGATAAAGCAAAATTGATGAGACGTGTTTCCCTGTCTTATCGAAGAAGAAAACGAATTAAAAAAGGTGTGTAAAGCCACGTTAGGATTAATCGCACACCAGAGAAAGTAAATGGCTGAAAAAGAAAATTGTCCTATCTGTGACGGTGATCACTCAGAATCAGAACATAGTGATAGTGAGGAAAGTGAAAGTGAGGTATGGGTAGACCCAAATCTATTTGATCGTTAAAGTTTGTTCTCGGATTAGGGGGGATAATCTAGTCATACTGTTGCCACAGGAGAATGAAAAATTTAAAGAAAATTAAGTACCAAGGAGGAGCAACTGAAGTGTTGGACTCTATCCATTTTTCTGATTATGAAATTAAATCAATAAAACATGGCAACACTGGTCACATCCTCTATCGATTCCCTAGCAAAGCTCATGACTGGGAAAATTGTTGGACTATGGATTTGCAAACAGCAAAAAGTGGAGTAATGAAGTATAAACAACACCTTTCTAAAGGCGAAGATGTGTCCGATGATTCTAAAATTGAATCTGTAGTAACTGAGAGTGCCAAATAATGGCAAGACCCGTAATGTCTACGTTGATGGATGATCTAGCAATGGATATTCACAACTATCTCCTTGAAAAATCAACTCGATTTCAAGGTAAAAATCTTGTTTTAATTCCAATTACAGAAGTCGTTAAAAAATTTGGTCGCAATCATCGAACTATACAGAGACGTATTCACGCTCTAAAAGACGAAGGTCTACTTGATCCTGTCATCAAAAGAAATACTATATCTTTATATCACATTCACAATTTTACGGAGTAATTATGGCTGAACAATCTGCCCCAGACCCTTATCTGGAACACCTAGATTTCCTTGTTTCATCTTTTACAGATAACGGAAAATCTTTGAGAGGTTTTGTTACTAACCCTCAAGAACTCTCCATATCAATATTGACAGCAGGTTTATTAGCTAATTCAAAGCTAATGATTAGTCCTGATGATGCAATTAAATCCGCATTTGATATTCATGCTCGAATACAAAACCATGTAAGTCAGTTCCAAAATATGCAATTTGCTCAAAGAATTGACAATTGTTTTACGAATAATAACCCTTCTGAAAGACCTCCTGAAATTGAACACGATTAGGACTAAAATAAAATTAGTAAATTAAACCTTTAATGGCTGAGAAACCAAAGCTCATATATACGTCAATTAATGGAGGTACTGTCCATACTTATCCAATAACTGGTGGTAAAACAACTTTTGAAAGATATTTAAGTTGCTACATAGGTAGCTGTAAATTCTGTAACGACTTAGAAGAAGCAAAAAAACACTTAACTACAGTAGAACCTAAAGATTAGGCAAGATTTAGTAAGGTTATTCTCCTTAGAGCCGATACACAAATCATTTGGATTATCGCTCTGAAGGTGACACACGTCTCACTATTGATGGCTCTCGACATTACAAGACTCCATATGGCGCTCTACCTTCGGTAACGACAATTCTTTCAGCTACATCAGGTAATAAAGCTGCCTTAGAAAGATGGGCTAAGAAAAATCCAGGTGGTAGAGAAGCTGCAGCTGCAAGAGGTACAAAAGTTCATGCCTTAATGGAAAATTTTCTATTAGGTAGGGATAAAGATCCTCAAATAGATGATCCTGAAATTGCAGAATTTTGGGATGGATTACCCAATAACTTAGAAAAATTATCAAATGTGATTTGGGCAGAAAATCCTGCTAATCCAGATGACTTTTCTTGGGTAGTTGGTGGAGATGGTGTTTCTCGTGTATGGCATCCTGGAGTCAATAAAAAAGAAAACTGGGGTTGGGCTGGTACTCCAGATATCGTTGCTGAGTACAAAGGAAAAGTTGTTTTAGGAGATTTAAAAACAAGTAATGGACCATATTATGCCAAATGGCCTGGTCCTGATACTCCTAAAAAACTGTATGGAATGAAGCGAGCAGGTTTCATGAAATATTCAAAATGTCAGATGCAAATGGCTGCTTATGCTTTAGCGCTAGAGCATACCGTCAATATAAAACCTGAACTAATTATGACCTTTGTAGCGACTAGGGATAGGACTCAAGTTTTTGCAATTCAAAGCTCAACAATCGAGAAGTACAAAGAGAAGTGGCTGAATGCAGTTGAAAAATACTACTCTGAAATCCTACCTGCACAACAGGAAAAAGAAGTCGAAATGGAAGCAGTTAATGATAGTGAAAGTACAAGTACATGCAACTTAAATTAGAGATACAGAATAATTCCCTATTTAGGGACTAGCGCATCTATAAAAACCAGTTACCCTCGAACTGGCGTTAATTTTTTTTACGATACCAAGACAAAGAACGTGACAACAGCATCACCAGATAGACAACCAAACTTCAACTTAGTGGCTGGTGAGATAAACCTCGACCTAATCCCACCTGACTGGGCTTTAACACCACTTAGAGATAAAAAAGCTTATATAGCTGGATGGCCGTCACAACCATACACGATTGATCAGATCAGACGTGAGTTGGAAGATGGAAAAGCAACTGGCATAGGTTTAATAACGGGCCAATGGTCTAATGAAGGAGGCTTGATTTGGGTAGATATTGATGGTCCAGAAGCCATTCCAGAACTAGAAAAATTGGGTGGTGGAAAACTGTCTGAAATCTTCCCTCCAACACTCACTATTTCGTCAGGGAAAAAAGATAGACAGAGAATGCTTTTTAGCATTCCAACATCAAAAATTGGATTGCTCCCAGATAAAGCAACCATAAAAATTGGTATTTCTTCTTTCGAGATCTTATTTAGATCAAGACAAGGAGCAATAATGGGAAGTCATCCTGAAACAGAAGGATATTTCACCACAGAGCACGGAAATTTTGAGTACGCAAAAAATCCACCAGAAATGCCTGAGTGGTTATATTCAGAAATTGAAAAAGCTTATCCCTCTAACAAATACAAAAAGAAACCTAAGACTGGGATACTAACTCAACAAATTAATCTCTCCTATGAAGAAGGTTCTGAATTTCAAAGAAAAGAACTACTTAGCGAAGTAAAGGTATATCTAGAATTTTTAAATGAAGATAGAGCAATTGATTATGAAGAGTGGATAACCATTGGTATGTCCCTCCATCAGATTGATGATTGTCTATTAGAAGAATGGATTAAATGGTCTGAGCAAGCACCTAACTTCCAAGAGGGTGTATGTGAAAGTAAATGGAATACATTTGAGCGCTTACCTGGTGGTCCTGCTCCAGAAGGAAGCTGTGGTCTTCATACAATAAAAGCTAAGGCCAAGGAAGATGGATATGTAGATCTAAATGGCTTCGTCGTCGATTCAAAAGAGGTAATGGCAGAGAAAGCAAAAAAACTTTTTAAAAATGACAAGACAGAAATTAACGCCGATACAATACAAGGTGCTTTGCAAGCAATTATGGGAGCACCAGAAAAAGAAATAAAAAAAGAAATAGCTCAGAAAATCGAAAAAAAAGGAAGACCAAAGACACCACCAGCTTCAGAACTAGCAGAAGTTGTAACTCAATTAGTTATTGAATGCGGTTGGAGATATGATCCTAAATTCGATACTTTTATGTTCTATCAAAGAACTAAAGGTACATGGAGAAGGGAAGAATATAAACATGAATACCGACACTTCGTACAAGACCTCTTTTTAAGGGAAAATATTCCTACGCCAGGTGGTTTCACATCTCATTTGATTTCAGATGTTGTCAACCTAACTCAGGCTTACATCACTCACACCTACTGGGATGATGACCCTGATCGACTTGCTTTTAATAATGGAGTTTTAGAAATAAGTACAGGAGAATTTTTAGACCATGATCCCGAAAACTTTTTAACTTGGGGTCTTGATTTTGATTATGACTCTGAAGCTGATCCTGGACCAATTATTAGATGGCTAACAAGAACACAATACGGCGATGAGCAGCGTGTACAAGTCCTCAGAGCATGGCTAAAAGCATGTTTGGTAGGACAAGGTCATGAGCTACAAAGATTCCTTGAGGTAATCGGTCCAGGGGGTCGTGGTAAGTCTACTTTTGCAAACCTATGCTGTGCTTTAGTTGGTCATGGAAACTATGCAAGTACAACATTAAATCAACTAGAACAGAGTCGATTTGAAATTGCTTCTATTAAAGGAAAAAGACTTACCCTCATCAATGATTCAGAAAGATATGGTGGTTCAGCTCAGATCTTTAAGGCACTTACTGGAGGAGACAACCTTCGCTTTGAAGAAAAAAATAAAAATGTAGGTGAACCATTTGTTTACACAGGAATGGTTATGGTCTGTGCTAATGAACCAATTCAAACTACTGACAACACCTCTGGACTCACAAGACGTCGTCTAACCGTGGAGTTTAACCGCCCATTATGGGATAAAAATTCCGAAGCAAAAGAGATGATAAAACTTGAGAACGGAATAGTAAAGGGCTTATGGAAGGATTATTTACCTGGCTTAGTTAACTGGGTATTGAAGATGACTACTCAAGAAATGCGTGAATATCTATTAGATACATACGAAAAAGTACCTTCACTCAAAAAAGTTAGAAATGAAATCCTTCTTAATAGTAATAACTTAGTGGAATGGCTCCAGTCGGAAGTGGTTCATGAGCCTAACAGCGTTGCCTCTGTAGGTAAGAAAATTCCTGCGGCTAAAGATGCTAAGGAAAGATATTGCAATAGCAATTTTCACCTGTATGCCAGTTATTGTTCCTACTGTGAGGATACTGGGTCAAAACCAGTAGGTCAGAAACGTTTTATTGCACTTTTACTTGACTGTTGCAAAAACCAACTGGCACTAAAGGATATTTACCACTTCACTAAGCAAGGAAGACCCTATATTAAAGGTCTAGTTGTACGGAATTCCGATCAAAAACTAACAACATTACCAACAATACTGCCAGAAAATAAATTGGCATAGGCAAAACCCTTGCAATATCTGGGTTTTTGAGTGTTAGCCTTACTAGGTAATTACTCTCATTCCTGAAATAAGGAAAACTAATGATTAAAACTTTTATTGCTCTTGCAGCAACAACTGCCTCTGTAGCTGCTCCTGCTGCATTTGCTGGCACATATGTAAATGTTGAAGCTAACTCTGGTTTCACAGGTACTGACTATGAAGGATCTGTAACTGATATCCATATTGGTTATGAAGGTGGTAACGAAACTTATGGTTTCTATGTACAAGGTGGTCCTGCAATCATCGCTCCTGAAGGTGGCGACGGTGAAACACGTTTATCTGGAAAGATTGGCGGTGACATTTCTGCAACTGAAAAACTTGGTGTTTATGGTGAATTTTCACTATTGTCACAAGAAGATGACAACCTCTATGGAACAAAAATCGGAGCTAAATACAAGTTCTGATCTACGTTATTACAATTGCTAATCGTTTGTATTAGCTTTTGTAAAGTAGTGTTAAGTTCGGTTACAAAGTGTAAATATGTATAAAATATGAAGAGACAAGCCTCACCTCGGTGGGGTTTCTTCATACCTTTTTCATACTTATGACTACTAAAGAAACTGCTGTTAATCAGCAACTCTCTGAGAATGCAGAATTGACTAATGGTCGGTTGGCAATGATTGGAATCGTCGCTGCTTTAGGAGCTTATGTGACAACTGGAAACATCATCCCTGGTATTTTTTAATGACATCCTCCCATATCATTACAGAATACGGTAAGCAAAATATTTTTGCTAAAGAAACAAAACCACAGCTGGTAGAAAATTATACTAGCCACCTAGAGGAAGCTGAAAAAGCTAACGGACGCTGGGCAATGATTGGTTTTGTCGCATTATTAGGCGCATACACCACAACAGGTCAAATTATTCCAGGAGTTTTCTAATGTCTACTAATTCTTTAATCTGGCAAAAGGCTAATGGTCGTTTTGCTATGTTGGCTTTCTGGGCTATTATTGGAGTATATACACACTTTAAATACTTCGTATAATGCCTTTTGGTCTTATCAACTTTGTAGAGGCGTGGAATGCTATCAGCTGGTCTGATGCCATTCCATTTTGCCTCTTTCTTTATGGAGCATACTGGTTAAAAGTAAGAATTGACACTAATGCTGGTATAGGTAAAAAGAAACGAAATGAATTAAAGAGAACAATAGTAGAAGCACTTCAAGAGCACTACGAATCTCGTACTTATGGTAAAAACGATTAGTCTTCTAATATCTTTTCAAAAATATCTGATACTTCAATTAAAGAATCAATACGTAATAACATATCAGCAATATGCTTACTAACATAAGGCTTTTCTGTTCTTGCAGCAAAGGCTAAGGCATTACGTAAATCCTCTTGAGAATCTAATAATGCCTGTTCAACTTGTTTAGTTAAAGTCACGACTATTTAATATCGACGTATACTTTATTTATAGTCGATAATTAACTAATTGTCATTTAACAGCATGTAATTGGGGTTTTAAATATTTGTTGATAATAGAGATTTGATCTTCATATCTAGCGATCTTATCTAACTCTTCCTGTATCGCTCCAGTGACATCGGAATGCTCGCCAATACCTGCAGGATTGTTTAAATAAACTTCGACATTTGCAAGATGTACTTGAATCTCTCCATTGGCATGAGCTAGGAGAGATTTGATAATTTTTTCTCTGAGGTTAACCATTTACTATTTAAGCTTTCTTCCATTATGCCCATGTGCTATCCCTAATTCATGCATTTTTGCATGTTCATCTATTGCATCTTTTAAATCTTCCTTACCAGCACCGAATGTTAAGTAGATTCCATAACCTACTAAGAACAATAATAAGCCTAAGATGATAGCTATCAGTTGTCCTTGAGGAGGTAGACCTCCGTAAGTACCATGGTGTATTAAAGGTTTTTCCCAAGTCTCAGGATGAAAATATAAAGAAGGGAAAGAAATAAATAAATCTATCATGCAGGTGTTATCAATAAGGAAGTACTTGTAAGTGCTTTCCCTGCTATAACATCAAATGTATCCTTAGAAGTACCTAATGTTGCATCATCTTGAACATAGTATTTTTCACCTGGAGTAAGACCTGACTGTGTTGTTGTATTTCCTACCACATTTATAGTAGCAGTTTGACCATTAGTATATCCTGCTGAACTAAACCCAATAAAATTCTTTTGATTTAAATCAGTAGATGCCATTTGCCTTATTACTGTTTGGGCTTTACTAGAAGCACTTGTATTTTGATACATTATTGCAACTTTTCCACTTTCCATATAAGAAAAGAATATTTTGTTAGTGCCTCCAGTATTAAAGAAAGCTTCACTATCAAAAGTAAAGTTATCTTTTGCAGCATTATACGTGGCAGTTCTATACTTACCAGCATTTGCACTATCTTTATAACCCATAAGCAACTGTCCACCAGGTGAGAACGCTAAAGCGTGATACAGTGTATTATTAGTTGAAAATTGAATTGCACTTCCCCAACTAATAGTTGTACCAGTAATTGTACCTATTTTTAAATAGTTGCGGTAAGCAGCTACAAGCTGATCATTAAGTGAATCATAAGCAATAGTGGGTTGTTCTCCGTGGGTACCAGTTACAACTGTAGATTTTGTACCAAACGATACAGAGGTTCCGCTTCTTGTCCCAACTATGGCGTAAACAGAGTTAGTAGTACCTGAAGACCAAAGAATTACAAATTTAGTACCACTTACCTTTACCAGGCGGAAGTTGTAAGGGTCATCAGCTGCACCTCCTGGTGTAAAGCTAGTCACTGATCCCATTGTGAAAGAAGTCGAAGTACCACTACCTCGTTGACAAATTCTACATTTTCCTTCATCGGGATTAGGCTGCTCGTCATTATAAACAACTGCAAAATATGCACCGTCAAGATGAAGAACAGCAGGGACTTCACACTGAGAACTATTATCTTGAATTTGTGTTTCAGAACCAACTGTTTGAGAGGTTCCTTGAAATCTAATAATTCTTCCATGACATTGACTAGCTTTATATACCAACAACGCATAGCCGTTTCCATCAGAAGCTATAGTTGGATAATATCGGCCACTACCATGACTTGCATCCGAACCCCAAGAAGTATCTGTACCTGAAACAGTTCCACCATAAGTATATACTGTTGAGCTATATCTTACGGATGCAATTAAGAGATCTTGTGAAGCATCATAAGTAATAGGACTAGTACCCCCATAAAAATATGCATTACTAGCAGTACTAATGTCATCAACATTTCCTAAAGAAGCAGAAGTTTGAGTAATCCCTTTTACTTGACCACTACTATTTACTATGACAGGTGCATTTGCTGATATTGAACCTGATGCAGTAGCCGTTATGGTTGGAGCAGTAGATAAAGCTGCACCATTAACACTAATCGAACCCGTTACGTCAATACCCGTATTGGTGGTTTCTATCTTCTTTGAATTGTTAAAATAGAGTTCTACTTTGCTATTCTCTGCGAAATAGGCAAGAGTTTCATTACCAGCAGCATTTCTGAAAGTACAACTACCAGTGTCTACTATTAATCCTCCAGTTGAGTTTGTAATTCTGGAATTTACTGAATCATGATATATAGATAAATCTTGTCCAGTACCTACTATTAACTTCTTGTTATCTCCTAAATGTATATGTTCAGAAGAAGTCCACGCATCAGTTGAGTTAACCCAATTAAATGTTTTATCGGTGGCTCCTTTCAGAGTCCAACCTCCTCCGTCGGCAGTCGTATCTGATGGGCTAGAAACCTTGCCTATAACTATGTTTTTATCCTCTACATCTAACGTCTGAGTATTGATAGTCGTTGTTGTTCCACTGACTGTTAAATCGCCAGTAATGGTTGCGTTTGTAGAAACAGTTAACGCACCTGTTATAGATACACCAGCCGCACTCGTCTCAATTTTTTTGACATTATTGTGATATAACTCTACGGCTCCGTTACCAATAAATTTAGCTAAAGTTTCACTACCAGCCGAGTCCCATATTTCCGTAGTACCTTCAACGTAAAGAGTACCAGTTGAATTAGTTATTTTCGAGTTGGTTCCATTATGAAAAATTTCTAAGTCATTCCCAGTTCCCCAACGAGCCTTAACGTTATCGTTAAAATCAATTCCTGTTGCACCACCTATTGATACTGATGCCCAAGTTAAAACTCCACTACCATTTGTCTGTAAATATTGGGAAGCACTTCCGTCAGCCGCAGGGAGAGTCCATACCTTATTAGTACTTACAGTTGATGGACTTGCAAAACCTACATAATGTGAACCATCTGCATCCTTTAACCTAAGATCCCCTGAGAAAGCGAAATTAGTACCTGAAATTTTACTAGGAGTTACTGACGCATCTGGTATAGCAGCCTGATCAATTGTGTCACCCTGCATCATGATCCAACAGGAAAGACCAGCAGCTGGAGCAGTAGTAAAGGTTATCTGATTACCTGCAGTCGTAAAGTCTGTATTTGGCTTTTGCATCACACCGCCAAGACTCACAAAGAGTTGGTATGGCGTTGCAGTGGCAGTGGCTACCGATGAAACCGCTAAGGTAAAAGTTGTGGTACTTCCGTTAAAGCTACTAGATATATCATCGAAGAGTTTATTCTCTCCTCGTGCCAGCTGTCTTCCAATGTAAGCCATTTAGTTATACAACTACTAATTATTTTTTCTATTCTAAAGTGGCTAATCTATAGAGCTTTAACTTGGTGGTGTAGGCCAAGTATGTGTGTGAGGCCAACCACTCGAAGTAGGCATATCTCTAAGAGTCTGTCTATAAGTTTTCCACTCTGTTTTTTTAGAATCGGTAAGAGGTGAGTCAGTAAATTGAGTCCAATCACAGTTTTGTAATCGTAGATCTCTATCAATTCTCCTATCACGCGCATAACTATTATCTAAAGCAGTTTTCTGTTCTTCTGTCATATCTGTTACCTTCCATTTCGTATGGTATTTACCATCTTTCAACTCCACTCCATCACGATCAGTAAGTTGATACAATGTTGCTTCTGGTTTTTCTGTTATAACAACTCTGTCGTAACCTAATTCCTCTGCAGTTGAATCAGGAAGAGGTACTGTGAATTTCCTACCTGGGTATTGATGACGAATAGCTGCTTCACCATAAATAATGCTGCCATCTGATCTTTTTCTATATTCAGACATAATTTAAAAAATACCTATAAAAAGTATAGCCTTAAAAATCTATTCTACGCTGGGCTAATTACTGAAATATTAAAAGCAACTACAATCCTGTCTTTATCTCCTTTATATATAGACTGATGATGATTCAAAAATGAAGGAAATAAAACTAATAAACCATCTTCAGGCTGTACTCTTTTTTGATTAAATGCATCTAAAGATCTTGTACCAAAATCTCGATAAGTCCTTACTGCAGGATTAAGAAAGACAGTATCTCCACTTCCTTTATCTCCCGCTTGTACAAAATAAATCCCACACCAACTACAACTGTCATGTAGATGAGTCTCATGCACACTATATTTTGATCCAATATGAAACCAACTTTCATTAAATCTTATATTGTAATAACAAGACTCATCATGTAAATTATTTAAAAATTTTCCCAAAGATTGAGAAATAAATCTCATAGTATCTTTAACTATTTTTTCATCGGTATAAAAAAAGTCAAATTTTGATTCTTTTAAATTATTTTTAAGTCGTAAAGCACAATTAGATTCCACTTCCTCAACATTTTGAGAATATATGTAGGTTTTTAAATCAGGAATTAGATCTGTATTTTTAAAAAAAGCAAATGGAGAAGTAAAATTATGCTGAACTTCCATACATAAATAAAAATTTACTAACTATATTACATAGTTGTAGTGGTAACTGCCGAGGCCATAGTCCAATTATTATCCTTGTTTTCACCATAATTACGATAATTGTAAAGATAGTTACTCTGATAATTACCTGCTGAGTTATTCATATCTGCCCAAGTATTACCAAAGTTACCTACACCAAATGAACTAGATGCATATGTATAGTTACCAACGGTACCAGTACCACTACCATCAGGAGCTACTTTCATAATCACACCTTGAGGTTGTTGAGCTTGTGTACCAGTACCAGGAGCAGCTTGCGTCTCATCAACCAAATAACCATAAAGTATCAAACTTCCTAGTTGATTTCTCTTTATCCCATAAAACCGAACCACAGAGTTTGCATTATTACTTGTTTTATAAAATACGTTTTGCCAAGCAACTGTGCCATTGGCATTGAATTTCATAACAATTCCTTTTTCTCTAGTTGAAGTTGCCTTACTCCACCCGACAACATAAGTACAACCGTCATCATCAAGTTCTATTGCTTGAAGACGAAGCTGCTGATTTCCATCCTCTTCACCACTGTTATCTGTGATAACTTTAGTCCATGAAACATTTCCGTCACCATCCCATTTCATTATCCAACCTTGTTCTTGCGTACCTGCATGATTATTTTGATAGCCGCAAACATAATTGAAACTAGTATCAGCTTTAGTACCCCCACCCCACATACCTGAATTAGCACCATCAGCAAATGTATTTTTATTTTGTCTCCATCCGTCGTAATTGCCTCCACCTTTTGCTGCTTGTCCAAAAGTTCCATATCCCCTATTTCTTTGCACATGAATCCTATAACCCATCTGGGGTGTTGAATTAGTTACATTGTTATAACTACTAACTGAATAAATAAAGGGAGCAACATTATCCCATTCATTGTTACTAGGATCATAGGAATTAGAGTTTGGTTCGTAATCTATACCTCTAATAATTGGAGATTGATAATAAGTTGAACCATAGAAACTAACCGTTATCAACCTTCTAGTAACAGGATTGTATTGACTACAAGCATTGTTTGAATTCCAAGCACTAGATGGATCAGATGAAAATGCTACTTTTCCAATAGCTCTTCCACCAAAATAAAAACAACTAAGTGTTTCATTATTAACACCTCCACCAACACCTCCAGACCACCTAAAGCCTCTTTTCGGTGCAGTCATAGAAACAGATGTACTTGGTGGACCTTCTGCTGCTCTTAATGAATCTACCCCTTGAATTACTAAGTTTGTATTAGCCCTAGCAAAATGATGTGAATTATCTCTTCCACCTATTAAAACATATTTTTGTTCTGCGCCTGATTGATAATTTTGATCGGAATATTTCTGAACTATACAACCAGTACCATCTGTATATGTATAGGAACCTGCTGTAGCATAATTCATCTGAGATTGTATAGCTCCTTCAGTGTCTAGTCTCAGAAAAATACCTTGGTATCTATAATTGGAACTATCTCGGTAGTAAGATCTATTACCAGCTACATAAACATCGTCATTATCATCATCACAACTACCAGTTATACACTTGTATTGTTGTAAGGCATAATTACCAGTTTGTGATCCATAATTTAACCTATTAAACCAATAAAAATCTCCTGCACTGCCACCCATTCCTAACAGAATTTGTTGTATAGCTGCCATTTAGATAACCTCCTTAGTTATAAAGTAGATGTAATGGCGCATTATGACAACCCTGCACCTGAAATGTAAGCAACACTACTAGACGAGAACCATATAGTAGCCATACCTCTTGTAGCTAAAGTTCTATTCGCACTACTACCATCGGAAGCTAAATACATAGTGCTTATTCCTTTAGATATAGTTATATCACTACCACTATTATTTATAATCGTCACAGCATCACCTGAACTAAAGACACCATTTGGAACAGTTACGGTACTTGTAGCTAAAATAGCTTTACCTACATCTGAAGCAGCTAATGTGACAGAACTAACTGATCTTTGAGGTATCTGACGTAATTCACCAATACTGTCTGATACCATTCCAGGGAACGTTGTATTTCCAGAACTATTTAAGATTATGTTTCCTCCAAGTCCTGAAAACTTCATTTCATTACTTGCATGGCTATATTCAATAAAACCTCTTCCAGTATCAGCAACATCGCCAAAGCGTATTTGTTGAACAGCATCATTAGGACTTAAAAATTGTAAAGCTGTTGTTCCACTATTTTCTATAGTTACAGTGCTATTTGTACCAGCAGAAACACTCCCAGCAGAACCAGCATGAATATGTAGGCGACTATTTGTGTCTGGTGCTATACCTATTCCGACTCTTCCATTTCTATCGATTCTCATCGCTTCCGTTGATGTAGATGCTCCGTCGTCTGTTGTACTGAAAGTCAGAGCACCAGGAGTATCATTTGAACCAGGAGTTCCGTCTATTTCTGCACCAATTTGCGCAACTTGTTCATAATCACTACCATCAGATGCCCACCAGAAAATATTTCCAACTCCGTCATTATCATTAACTATTGTATGGCTGCCTTTAGTTGTATTTCTTGATTTAGTGAGATGTAGTGAAGGAGCACCAGCATCATTACTAAATCTACCAATTATTGTAGATGAACCATGAGCATCGGTACCCATAACTTGAAGGTTAGAGTTATAAGTACTTGTATCAACCGTTGCCGTATGTCCTACCAACAGTCTTTGTGAGCTATCTATTGTTATGGCTGTGCTACGGCTATTATTTGCACCAGTATTAAACTTTAATGTGTGAACAGCAATATGACCTATACCATTAGTATCTGCACCTAGACACATTTGAGTCCCAGTATCAGCCCAACTATCCGAAAGTCTTAGTGTATCTGGTATATCAACGCCCGTGCTCGTCGTCTCAAATTTTTTGACGTTATTGTGATATAACTCTACTGAACCGTTTGAATTTAAATTAAGAGCTGATTCATTAGTAGCTACTTTAAAAGCTATATTTGCAACAGATTCAATAAAGAAATTACCTGACCCTTGAAGATGTTTAATGAAACTATGTTGACCATTATGATATACCTCTAAATCTGCTCCAGTTCCTAAAGTAGCTTTAGCATTATCAGCAAATTCAAGAGCGTTATCTGACTTATCAAAAACAATATTTGCAGAATCGCCCGTAAATGTGACATCTCCTGTGAACGAGCCACCAGCAAGAGGCATTTTGGTACTATCAGTCGTACTATCAGCTACCCATCCAAGATTACCAGAACCATCAGTTTTAAGGAGATAATTTGCAGTACCATCAGCTGCTGGCAGTGTCCAAACAAGACTACTAGAAACAGTAGCTGGAGCCTTAAAGCCTACGTAATGTGAGGAGTTAGCATCACCTAGACGTATATCACCTTGATGCCGTGTTTGTAATAATTCAGCTTTAGTCTGTGTCATCTACTCTTCTAAACTTAGCGCTTTATATATAATTTTACGCTCTAAAAACCTACTACCTAAAAGACCTCTCTTCTTTCTGTATACCAAGGATCTTCTATAGAACTATCTCCTGCCTCATACTCCACATGCTCACCACTAGTAGGTATGCCTGTTCCACTTTGCATAAAAGAAGAACTACCACTACTACGAGATTGCCATTGATTAGCTAAATCCCTAGCATTTTTCCAATTACCTCCGTTTGCCATTACAGCTGGAAAATCAGTATCTCCCATTATGCACCTATACGACTCAAAAAGTCGTCAACACGTCCACTAACACCTGGCTCCTGTGAAGCAGCATTCATGGGATTAGTTTTTTCAGCAGCTTTTATATTGGCTTCAGCATATGGAGCACTTACAGCTTGTCCTTGTGTTGCATATCCACCAGGTAACCCTTCTTGACGACGAGGATCGCCAAGATCTGCCATATCTAAACCTGCTGGATCAAATCCTGGTCCACCCATTAGAAAAACCTCTCAAATTCTTTGTTGTAGTTACGACCTTGATCTCTCTTCCATTGCTCATGCTTTAATTTCTGCTGCCATAACTGATCATTAGTAAAAGCACCTGATTGCTGTGCTGGACTATTAGCTGTATCTGCTATCCAATCTGATTGAACAGATTTTTCAGAAGGACCAAAAATAGCAGATCCTATATTAGAACCTAACTTAGCTAATCCAGGTATACCAGCAAGAAAACTAATTCCAGGATTCGTAGCAACAGCAGCAGCAGGAACCGCTGTCGAAAAAGCATTTAAAAAATCAAAACCTTTATTTTCCTCAGCTTTCTTTGCTTTTTCTCGCTCATTTAAAGCATACATAGCGAGGCCACCTGCCATTAGTGGCAAAACTGGTATCTTAGCCATTTTTATTACTGTTTTTATAATATTAACATCGACAAATTAGTTACTAAAGTGACAACTTTCCCACATGGGACAACGATTGAGACTCTAAATGACCGTGGTCATGTCTTTCATCGTGTTTGTGCTCCAGGAGGGGGTGTCTGTCGTTACGCCGATAACGAAGATATTGCTCAAGATTTTGCAAATATCTACGAAGAATATTTTAAGCACAAGTAGGGTTAGGTACTTGGGTGTAACATTTTATTTGACAGTCACATACCTACCCCTACAACCTAAATTCTAAAAAATTCTAGTAAAAATACTCAAGATCACCTTTAAAAACAGGTAGGGGTAACGCCTTTTGAAACTACATTTTTCTTGAAACTCTTTTTATAGTAATGGATTAAGAGTGAACACCCAAAACCTGAAAAAAAATGGCCTTTTTCTTTAGGTACGTATAGGCGAGGGTTAGGTACATGGGTGTAATATTACAGTCACATACCTAACCTCCAGTTCTCTAAAAGTAAATAAAAGAGGCAAAAAAAATCGGTATTTGGGTGTTGACTCATTGCCATTGCACCGCAAGAGGTTTAAGGTAATAGTCTCTGAACCCATACTGAAAAGACAAATATGGATACTTTTCTCTATGAAGAGCTAACGGCTACAGATAAGGTTTTATTTGCTAAAGCTTTTCAAATAGCCATCCAGATATGGGGTAAAAACAACTGTTGGTGTATGAAAAAAGCCAGTAATAATATTTTTCAGGGTTTTACAACAAGTAAAAAGGTCAGGCTTTCTTATAGAGGAAGAGATGCACGTCCTTTATTACTTTCAATGGCTGGATATAATAGTGATTCAACTAATAACGTTATTGTTCGACGTGCATGTTGTAATTCTCCATACTGTTTAAATCCTTCTCATTATTATTGGGGAAGCAGACAAGATGTCGCTTATGAAAATATAAAAAGGAACAAAATAACACTAAATAAAGACTTAATAACTAAGTTGAGAAAGGAAAATACAGCGGGTCTTAATAGTAATAAACTTTCAAAAAAATATAAACTTCCCTATCACACAGTTAGAAGAATTTGTAATAACGAAATATATGAATCAGTCGAAAATGAAAAAGAAAACAATGAAATTTGGCAAAATATAGAGTCTATTTGTGAAAGATTAATAATGGACTATCCTGAAGAAGCAAAGGATTTTAATTTAAAATATTACGTGACTAAAGAACTCGAATGCCCTTGGCATCAAAAAGGTACAAAAACCCATAAAGGTAATTTCGGTTTAATGGGGGAATGTCTTGACTGTATGAAGGAAATAAAAAATGGAAGAGCTGCTGTAGATGTTAGAAATTTTGATTTTCGTTGGTATTGGCAGGTAAAAAGCTTTTGGGACAAGGTTGATATAAAAGGTGATGATGAATGTTGGTCTTGGCTAGGACCTACAAAGAAGAACGGATCAGAGTCTGTTGCATACTTTCCTTCCCCTTTCCACGCATCAAATACGCAATCAGCCCCAAGGGTGGCATTTTGGCTTAGTAGAGGCTATACAGGTAAATACAGAGTCTTTACAAAGAAAACATGTAAACCCTTCTGTTGTAATCCTCTGCACCTTACAATTAAGGACTTAAAGGATTGCGATCCACCTACAAAGCTACAATGCATCAAAGTAACTCATGACAACATCATCGAACATTACAAAAAGAGAGAAGGTAACACTCAAAAAGAGTGAAGTTATACCAAGTAATTTTCATTTAGAAGAAAAACAGTATGCCCCAATGGTAGTTATTGGCGGAGAATCAACATTTGGTGCATGGTGTGATACAAAAGAAGAAGCAGCTGCAAGATTAAATCATTTAGAAATTGCCACTGATTATCACAATTACTCCACAAAACAAGAAGAAGGTGTATATCCTGAACGGAGTAGAATAATGGAAGAACTATATAATAAATCAGGAAGAACTAATAGTATCTTTACTGGTTTAGCCGAGGAGTATGTCGAGGTTTCTAACAACAATTCCAAGTAATTCTGGTTTCTATAACTTAGGAACCGTTGAATCATATCCAACAGGAGGTTCAGGACCAACAGCTTATGGTCCTACCTCCTATTTTGGTTCTGATCCACTACCAGAAACATCTGGAGATAGTATTTATAATCCAATCGATCTTGGAATATTATCTGATATTTTTAAAACAATTACAATTAGTAACTCTCATGGAGGTCTATCCCGTAGACAAACAACTTTCTATAGTTTTGAATTAACGAAACGGAGATCAGTACAATTTACACAGAATTACAGTCAATTCTCTTATGAAAAGAATACAAATAAAAACACACTTTTAGCTTTTTATGAAATTTTTGAAAAAACTAGAAGAGAAGAGTTACCTATAAATGATCTTGGATATGTAGCAAAAGAATCAGGAATAGACTATTTAGATGCAGAAGGTGAACTACCAAATATTGATTATCCAAACCTTGCACTAGAACCTGGAAAATATTTATTTTTAATTACAAATGATATTCGTTATTTAGAAACTACTTATTCAATTGATTTAAATGTAAATAGCCTTGATTGGAGGTTTGTAAAAGAGGCTATCGATGAAACCGTTGACTTTAGTAAAGTAACTGAAGGCGTTTCAGGAAGTATAGATTTTGGTACTATAGCTAGTTAATAAGGTTATAAATATTGGTTAATAAGGTTCTTAACGCTTACTTCCACGGCCTTGTCTACCTTGACCACTAGTTCCTCTACTAGAATTTGAAGATGGTCCTGAACCAGAAGAAGAAGAAGAGGAGGAGGAACGACCTCCACTACCTCCTTTTCTACCACCTCCCCATTTTCTCTTCATACTCTTATCTCCAAAGGCTTTAAGAAAGTCATTTCCTGTTGCTGTTCTTGACAAATACATAGCCTGTTCCAGTGTGGTACCTTCATCAATTGATCTTTGGAATAGTTTTGTATATTTGTCATATTCTGGCCCAATACCAAAGCTCCCTGGAGCAAAACCTCTTTTTTTGTCCCAATTAGGATCATCGGTTAATCCTGGGTTAGGAGGTGCTTCAGGAGTTTTAGTACTTCCTGTAGATGTCGTTGCACTCTTGTTACCATAACCTTCCATTAACCATTTACCTCCTGGACCTACTCTTGCATCTAACCAATCTTCAGCTGGATTAGTGCCATGCTTGGCTTTATAATCGGTAACAAGTTTTAGACGATTTTTATATTCATCACTCAGCATGATATTAGATCTAACTTCATCTTTAGTTGCTCCCCTATTTAAATCCCCAGTCCAATAATTTAAACCTTCAAATCCAGCGTCTCTTCCTAGTAACTCCCTGTATTGTTGATTAATCCAAGCATCATGATTTCCACTAGGAGCAGTATCAGTTCTTGATTCAGGATAACGAATACTTGGTCCATAACCAAAATCTCCTTTTATTTCTGAAATTTGAGGAGCAGTAGATAATAAGTTTCTTCTTGCAGTAGCTTCTTCTAATACTTTTCGATAGCTATCAGCAGCATCATAAGCAGCCTCTCTAGCTCCTGAATAACGTCTCCCACCTGGTAAAGTTTCTCCATATGTCTCAGCTGCTTGTCTTCTAGCAGCAAGATTTGAAGGATTAATACCATATGTAAAACTACTTGGACGATTACCTCTTATTGCATTTATTTCATTAATAGCTCTATTTGCAACATCACGAGCTACTCCATATTGCTCTCTAGGAGTAACTTTTTGAAAAACACTAGCCTTTTTATCTTTAGGCGTTAAAATTGTATAATCACCAACTCTGGTCGAGTCATAATTAGGTACTTCATTATTTTTTGGTTCAGAATTATTTTTCGTTTCGGACATCTACTTGTTTTAACTGTATTTCTATACTGATTCTATCTGTGACAAACTCATGCAAATGCTTAATTCCAACATAACCAAAAGGGAGGAAGATAAGAATCAACAACAACTCGGCATAAGTAATTGGTCTACGCATAAAACTAAATACCCTTTCGTTAAGGAGTTTAGCGAACTTATCTCTAACGTGTCCACTAAAATCTTAAAAACAGTCTTATTGACACCAGAACAGGAAAATTTAGCACAATCCTTATGGGCAGCAAACAGAAGTAAACAGCAATCAGACAGTAGTTATAAACCAAAAATTAGCACTCTTAGAGAGTATTACGAAAGAGTTCTACTATTGGATCACAAAAAACAATGGGACGATCATGAAAAATCCGCTACTATCTATGAAGACAGCCATCTCGAATGACAATAATTAATAACGAGGATTGGCTCCAAGTCTTAGAAAATACCGATTACGAACCAATAGAAAATGAAAATAATACATATCAGAGCTACAGATTCGTAGACCTAGACATAGATTCTGTCACTACTGAAAATTATGCTGAAAAATTAATGCCTTCCTTAGTGGAGCAAATAGAAATGTTTATACCTCCGTCTGGTAGTTTTAGAAGTCCTGATTTACGACGATATTTAGAACTTATACGAGGTTATGAAACTAGTACAACTGATCTAATGCTAGGTTTATCTTTAGCAGATCAAATTCGCCTTACATTTAGTGATATGAGAACAAGCACTATTTGTGATCGTTATCCTGAAATCAATTTAGCTGAAAAAAGAAGATACAGGTGTGTAGCAGAATATTTAATTAGACAAGGTGAACTAACAAAATTAAGAGATGCAAATGGAAAATTGATTAAAAAGATTGGAAATATGCAAAAAGCTGTTGTTTTATATAAACCTTTACCGAAATTACTAGAAACTTTAAAGAAATCAGGATTAGGACATTTAGTTAAATCAGTACCAAAAGCTAATGCTGTAAAAACAGAGAAAACTTGATACACTAAATTAACTAGAGGATTCTATGACTAGCAGAAGAAACAAATTACTCCTAAAAATGTTGGGAACAACTACAGGAGAAACAGAAGAAAAATTATTAAAGTTATCAATTGAAAGAATAATTGCTGATCAAGCCGAGTTTTATAAGAAATTTTATAAAAATGAAGGTCCAGGAGCAATGGTATTTATGCCACAGAAAAAAGATGAAGATAGTATGTTCTATTTAACCGTTGATTTACTAATAAAAGCAGTAAATGATGCAAATAGTAGAGAATTAGGAGGAGTAGAGCATTTAAGAAAAGCAATCTCATTAGCTGAATCTTTAGACCCTGAGAAAGAAGCTTTATTTATCCTTCAAGATAAGGATGATATACAACTATTTCACTTTAAAACAGACGAAGAAAACCCTAGTCTTCTACAAATGTGAAAAAGCGTAAGCTCACATGGGCTAATTACCGAGTTATTCTCGGAAGAATTGAACATATTGAATATGATTGGTTAACACCAGCTGAATATATACCTTACATATCGGCGTTATTAGGAGATATTGATCTCGATCCGTGCTCCACACATAATGCTAATAGTCAATTTTTACGGGCTAGAAAAATTTATACATTAAAAGAAGACGGATTAAATATACAAGAACCTTGGACTGGAACAACTTATCTATTTCCACCTACTTATGGTAGATGTTCCTTTAGCAAAGAAAGAGGAACATGGAGATGGAGTAAAAAAGCTGGAGTAGCTGCAAAAGCTCCATCAGTTATATGGTTTCAACGCCTAATTCGAGAATGGAAATTAAGAAATATACCTGAAGCTCTCTGTTATACGATTTACCCAGAAATGATGAGAATCTTACCAGAAATGTGGGATTATCCAGTCTGCATACCAACAGATAGACCTAATACTATTCATGGAAAAGGATTCTTTACTCTTAAATCTCCTATATATTGGGGCTATTTTATATATTTACCAAAGTTAGAACATGGGTTTCAACAGGCAGATAGATTTAAAGAAATATTCTCACATATTGGAAAGGTAATTTGTTAACCTTTGAAAGGACGAGGCCAGTCAGTAGCTCGTAAATTGTTAACATAACCACGTAAAAATCTTAAACCTTCAGTATTATCTACTGTGTGACGATGACCACGTAAGCCTTCGTAGCGTTCGTCAACGTTATAATCTTGGCTAAACTGGGGATTCATACTTATATTGTATTGGAACCGAATATGACGATGACAAAGACGCAAGAAGAAATTTCTGCAGTTTGTAATGACATAAAAGAACTTCTTCTATATAAAAATAAACAATATGGTGATTCAGCATTAAACCCGTCAAGAATATTTAGTAAAGCAAGTGCTGTAGAACAACTTCTCGTAAGAATTGACGATAAATTAAACAGAATTAAAAAAGGTGCTGGTTTAGTTGGAGAAGATGAAGATGTAATACAAGACTTGATCGGATATTTAGTTCTGCTTAAAATAGGTTTAAAGCACCAACAGGCTGAAACAAATGGATTACGAAGTAATTAAAGAAGCTTATAAAAATGAGCCAGAACTTCAGTTAGTTGATGCATTAGATCTTCTTAGTCGAGATCCTGTTGCCGCTTCGGAGATCCTAGACTACGTGGCTTCTCGTTCCAATAACGAAAAAACCGACGTACAACCTCTTGAGACGGGTCCCACTGAAGTAACTTTTTCTCAAGATATTCAATTGCTTTCAGCTGATTGGGTGCCCCAGTATAAGTCTCAGGGAGATTTAATAAACATCTCTTGGAGTGACACCGATGAGGAACAAACGTTGGAATTGTCTTGTCAGGGGCCAGATACATATCCAGTTCCGTTCGACGTTGAGCTACCATCAAATCTCCACCTGAACACCACAACCGATTGATAAAAGGACTCCACTCACGAATTATTGCTGTCTTAGTAGCGTGAGTATTGATTAACTCTAGAAGACGACAGGTTTTTAAAGAACTAATACCAATACTAAAAGCAAAACTAAGAATAGCTGCCTTTCTATTTCTATTTAGTGGGACAAATACATACTGAGAAACTAGATCCGAAAACTCTTTTAAATCCTCTTCTAATTGATTATTAACTTCCTCTTCAGTAGCTATATCATTAGGTCCTAAATAACTTTTACCTAATTTTTTACTTCCATAACCAATACGCCATATATCTTCTCCATAGTCCCTATACGCTGCATAACGACCCATACTGAGGTCAGTACGGGGTGCGTTATAACTTTTAATAAGATTAATTCCTTTTCTAGTTAAAAAAGGATGTTCTTTCCAACTTTCTTTTAACTTAGTTTTTTTATGGGACGTCAACGCTGCCGTTATAACTTACTTCAGAGTACCCATCTAAAGTAAGCAACACAACATAATCTTTAGCTGCGTTAGTTACCGCAACTCCAACAGCACCTTTACCTTTACCATCTTTAGCTATGTTTGTAGCAACTTTATAGCCAGTAGCAGCACTACTTCCTGTGTAAGCATCTTCTTGAAAGATTTCCATGGTATTTACACCACTGGTTTTATCAAGCTTTACAATGATGTTTCCAGTTCCTCCTGGATTAACACGAAAAGCTCTAATAGCTTCTCCTGGATTACCTGATGACGTCGCACCAAGATAAGTAACTTCAGAGCCTGTATTGACACTAAATGTGTCTAAAGTGCCTTCAATAGTGCGAGTAGCCATAGTATTTAAGAAACCTGTCCCATCGTGGAGATGTTGAATTTAATATCGGCATCAATGCCGTGATCTTTAAGAACGCCAAAAAACATTTGACGATCCATAGCTCTTTGATGGAGCATTTCGATAAAAGCTTCCTCTAAGTCGTCACGATCTAAATTTTGAATCGCTAGAGCAGTGGCATGAATCTGAAATTCAACGTCCATTGGAAGCTCGATTGCATCCATAAATAGCTAAAACCTTATAGTTATCTTACCAAGACTGAATTAAAGAGCAATATTAATCGATAATGCGACGTACAGTAGTTATTTTATGAATTTGTTCATCCTTTTTCAAATACAGTGAACTAACACCGTAAGTGCCTCCAAACATTATGAGGAAAGAAAGAATGGCTGGTTCCATTAGAAGTACCTCCTTATAAGGCTATTCTAGGATCAGTTACACACGTATAACGCCGTTAATTACTTTACCCTTAATATCATTTCTTTCCTGCCCTCGGAGTGCAGCATCGCCTGTAGCAGGTAAATCTTGTGCAATACGCTCTGGAATCCAACGCTCTGGATTCTTTGTATATCTATCTAAAAAGTCTTTTGCAGGATCAACTGGAGACCCATCCGATGGAGACATCATTTGCAATACACGGAATTTTCTTGTCCGTAGATAATATTGGTAAAGGGTAGAACTGCTGTTCCATCCAAGACTTTAGTCTAACAAATCTTTTTTCACAGTATTTTTTATTTTTTTCTGTATACCAATCTTCTAATAAAGTCGAAGCTTTCTCTTTATTACATTGAGAACAGCAACAACACATATTTGCTCGAATATTATGACCACCCTTAAATTTAGGAACTATGTGGTCAATAGTTGCAGTATTTTCATCTAATGGCTTAGAACAATAGGCACATTCCCAGTGCCAGTCTCTAAATATTCGTTGTCTAAATTCATGTCGAGCATTTTTTGGAGTGAGAGAGATGAGGTTAAGTAAAAGATCATTCTCACAATGAATCATCAAGTATTATGCAGCCATGAGAAAACTTTAGACTGCACAAACTTGCCTTAAAGCTGGTCAACTAAACTAATAGGCTCTTCATCAGCGGGATCATAGTCAGCTTCTTCTAAAAGCTTAAGTAAATAATAATGAACTTTCTCTGTAACCCAACGTAAATCTTCATCACTAATGTCACTAATAATGGCATCTAGTGATAATTCACGAGAAGGCATTCGTACATGATCTGCTAATAATTCTAAAGCTCTATATCGATTTCTGTTTAGTTCACCCAACATGGCTTTAAGAGGTTACATCCTCAGAATCAGTGGAATCACCAGTACCTTCTGCTTCTTGTTTCTGAATTGCTGCAAATTCAAGTGCTCCAAGAACTTTTAAATACTGTTCTTTTAGTCTAGACATCTGTGCTTCAGTCTGCCTAATATTTTCCTCTAAACTTTGTTTTTGATCTTGTAGTTGATCTTCTAGAGATTTCACTTCTTCAGACATTGATAAAAATTAAAACGTCACATAGGAGAATAATATCCCTTAATCTTTAACCGTATCTATATATTCTCGAAAATTAGTCCAACACCAACCTGTAGCACCTCCAGCGAGGAAAAGTCGTCGATTAAAATGCTCATATTTGTATTTAACATTCTTACCAGCTACTGCACTTCTATCCTTCCAACCTCCATTAATTAAATCTAATTCCCCAAAGGGGTCTTGAACTAACCAATAATCATAACCATACCCAGTAATTACGACATAGTGCGCTCCACCTACAGGATTATCAATATGTTTTTTGGAAATAACACTAGCAATAACTGGTAAACCTTTTTTTATGTTGTCCTTAATATCTTCAGAATCTACTGACTGATTAAAAGTAGCTGTATAACCTAAAGTCTTTATTGATTGGAGATGTGCATCACGAGAACCATTGGAACCACGCTTATTAAGTAAGTTGATATAGTCATTAACACCATTAATACCCTTTGCATCAAGATATTTCAAGACCATAGACATACAAAATGCTTGACTTCTTCTCCATCCTTTTATTTCTTCCTCATTAAAATATTCATAAGGAAATTCTCTCAAATAAGTTAGGTCAGCATCTGAAGCATATGGTTGAACTGAAATCTCAGTTTTTAAACCTTTCCAATGATCGTCGTATACCCACCATTTACCTAAACCAAATCCAAGCTCTAAAAAAGTATGGTTATCTTCACGCTCTAAAACGTAACAACGACGGATCGCTCTACCTCCGTAAACTTTGGCTTTCTCATCTGATTCAAGACGAATAGCTGGTAGAGGTCTTTTTTTTAACCAAGTATTATTTTTAGACGTCATTGAAACCCAACCCCATTTATATTCTGGAGGCTTTTGACAAAACAATTCTAATTCGGCTGCACGACGTCTAGAAAGCCCCTGAAAGACTTGATTACCTTCTTTATTCCATTTATGCAGTTCTTCTTTAGCGACCTCTGAAGGGTCTTCTAGGTCGTTTATACGTTTTAGTAGTTTTGAATTAGCAAGTTTCTCAACACCTATATTTGAAGCAAAAGAAAATAAAGCATCAAATTGATTTTGATTTACAGGTGCTGTAATCAATTGACTAACTTCTTTTTCTAATGTCTTTATAGATTCTTGTGATAAAGGAGCACCTTCAAAAAGACGGATAGTATCTAACCCCGCCTGAGAGACGTGATTAATATGCACTTAGCAACCTTCTATTGCTTTAGCTATATCTCCACCAAGATTAGCCCCTGTTTTTTGACCGAACATTGTTGCCCATCCACCAGCAACCCATCCAATTATAGGTATGTTTGAAAGTGCAGGAGCCGCTTGAGCACCTACAGAAGCACCTATAACACCTCCTGTAGACCCTCCAGCTCCTTCTGCTTTGATGCAAGCAATTTCTTTGGCGGTAAGTTTAGAGGCATCATCTCCACCGTCTAAATGAACCTTTCCATTCATCGTATATTCTTCATATAAATTTACTGTTGTAGGCTTACTACTAAACAAACCACCAGGTTTCACTACATCTTCTGTTTTTATCATTACCTTCGGATCATTAGCGTTATATCGAATCTTATAACCATCCTTGGTAGCTTCCATCTCGTAAGACGTGTAACTACCAACTGGGAAATCGACAACAGGTAAGTTGCCTTTACTTATTAAGGTACCCATTAAGCCAATATTTGAGACTCCAAGAAAGGCACCTAGTCCAAGAGCTGTCCAATTCATGTTGCTCTTCCTATACATCTAAAATTAGGAGTTGAGAGAGGTCTTGTTATCCACTGTAGTGATTTTAATAGGCGCTTGCTCGATACGCAACGTCTGAGTAGGACCAACTTGTGACATCTTTTCAATTAAGCGCTCAAAATCAGCCTTACTAATATCACCTAACCCACCCTTTTTCTTGTCATCCATCTTCATTGTTCCGTCACCTTTTTTAGATGCTGTTTGAAGTCCAAAACTCGCCAAAGCCCCTGTAAACACTGAGGCTACAAAGGTTATATCTTTAGGAGATTGTTGACCCATTCCTGGGATTTCGATGTAATTTAACGAAATAATAAATCCACTCCAAACGACAACGCCAAGCCGCACAAAAGTGGACAAAATTGCTAATTGTTCTTCTTTATCATCAATTCCCTCTTTTAATTTAGTAAAAACGCTCTTCTTTTTCTCCTCTTTTTTGGATGGTGTTGTAGGAGACTTTGTTACATCTTCAGTCATCGTATAGTGGCAGTACATACTAAGTTTACCCCTTAGTAAACTTATAGAAACGTTACGCTAATTTATTAGTAAAATGTGGAAATTATTGCCATTATTGTTTATATTTAATGCTCCAATTGCTCGTGCTGGCTTGGTGCATACGCTGTCTACATCAACACAACTTCAAGTTAATGGTGCAGCAACGGTTTCAGAAAGAATTGGAAGCACCTACACCGTATCTGGTACAAACATCAAAGTTGGTACAGGAAACAGCGACGTGTTTGGAGGTTTAACATCTGGTTCAGCTACAGCCGCAGCGACGATGAAGGCTGGTACATACGATATCAATACGGCTGGCTCGGCATTTTCGTTCTCAGAAAGTTGGCTCCAGGGTGACGCTGTACCTGCAATAGGATCGGGCGTTGACGTCACCAGTGGTGTTGTGGCTGATATGCCAGCATTTGGTGAGACGACAACCCAATCTGGAGGTGTTGCTGGCACATTGGCAGGTACTATTTTGAGTTCTGGAGTTATGACGATAACCGCTGGAGGCGCAGGTACAAGTGCAACGGGTCAATTCGTTAGTACAATTTCTGTAGACTAGTCATGAAGCGGCTTTTAGGGCTGTTTTTATTATTTCCAACGGCTGTAAATGCAGTTCCCGTGGTCCCAAATTTCCAGTCTGGAAGTATGACTAGCCACACTGAGACGACCACAAAAGTTACGGAGGTCATAAATTCGATAGACTATCAAACTGGATGGGAATATACAGTCACAGGAACAAATATAAAGGCTGATGGTGCTACGCTATTACCGCCATCAACTTCAGTTAGTAATACGATGGATGGCGTGACGACAACTTGGAGTTCGTTAGATGCAAATAATGTTCCTAACTTCTCCATAAAGAACCCAGACCAATCATGGCAATTCACCACAACCCTATCTCAACCAGGGATGGTCAATCAAACCATAATAAATCGCACAACCGACATGACGAGTGTGACAGACACGGTTTCAACGTTCAGCCAATAAAGTATCTATTAATACTACTATTAGGAGCTAATAATTTCTTATATACCTCAAAAGCAGAGACAGTAGGAGGTGTATCGGCTACTGCCAATCCCGTTGCTAATTCATCTGGCAGTGTAACGAATCAAGCAATTCAGGTTCTTCAAGGTCCATACATAACTAATACTTATGGTGGAGGTGTGTCATGTCAAGGACCTACGCTCAATTTCACCCCTTTCTTGACTGGTCTACATTCTTTTAAAACGCCATACGAAGCTTACTATAACGATCCTGTTTATGATACGTCTACAGATGAGGATGGTAATCTAGCAAACCCTGGAGAAATTCTTTACTATATGCCTACAAGAACAGGTCAGAAACAAAATAGTAACGTTAGTTTAGGTTTATCTGCTACCTTATCTATACCACTTGATAGACGTTTACAGAAAGGATGTCTTAGAGCCGCTACAACACAAACAGATTTGAATCAACAAATACTAGCTAATAAACGTTTAGATTTTGAAATGGCAAGGCTAAAACACTGTGGTGAACAAACAAAATTAGGTGTAACCTTCCATCCGAAGTCACCTTATGCCTCAATTTGTGCCGATATTATCGTTCAGAATGTAAACGTTATTCAACAACATAAACATACTATTTCTTCAGAGCAGTCCTCAAAGCCCGTATCGCCTGATTCCGATCTCTCTGAGCAATCATCCGTTCCCGCAGAGACTCAATCTTCGGAGGCTTCCCTCTCAACTTCTGAAGCTTCTTCATTAAAGTCTTTATCGTCGGCTTTATCACCTTCAGAATCAAATCCGCTAGGGGTTTGGCAAGTAGGGCGGATGAAGTCGCCACAACAGCAATAGAAGCAGTAGTTGTTACAGCTCCAGCACTAGGTAAGGATGCTACAACTTGGTTAATAATAGGTACATCTTCGTAAAGAGTTACACATCTATTGTTTTGAATTTCATAACCACTGATCTTTTTCTTACCTCCTTCAACTTTTGTTCCTACTACAGGAGCTTCCCTTGGAGGACAAATAATATTTGATGTATTAGTCGGTATATCCCCAGTAGGAGGTATTGCTGCATCAGTATCTGTATCGTTATCAGTTTTATTTTCAGTGTTAGGTATAACAGGTACACCTGCTGGTTTAGTTTTTAATACTTGTTCAGGCTCAAAATCAATTGGATTAAAACTTGGCATAGAGCCATCACACAAGACTACATTTCCGTTTTCATCGTCATCTACTAATTGTCGTGATTTTTTATTAGCTCTATTAAATTCAACACATCCTGGGAGATCAATAACAGGCGCACCAATGTTTAAAGAAACTGGAGACGCTTGAGGAATCTGATACGTTGAAGGAAATGAAAATTCAGGAATCCTTGAAACATCAGCAATTTCAATATTAATAGTACCTTTGATTCCTATATCAGGAATTGGCTCCATTAGAGAGGAGGTATAGCTAATCCTGTAGAGCTAGGTAATGATGGAGTCGGTAAATTGTTTAATACTGCCCCAGCCGCTGCCTCTCCTGCTTGTCTCATAATCTTTTCCTTAGCACTTTCTATGAGTGCATCCTTATTCGCATATACGTAAATACCAGCACCAGCAATGGAGCCAGATATAACGAAAGACGCAATAGAAAGTACATTGATTATCTTTTGCATTTCTGTACCTTTAGATTCTGTCTAATTGTATGAGTCCCTAACCTTTGATTAAAAGTTTAGTTGAAGAAAGAGCCTTACCAGCAAAAACTGAACCTACAATCTCAGCAGGATCTGTTTTTATAGTTCCATCTCTCTGAACATAGTAATCTTGAGCAGGTGTTAATCCAGACTTAGTAGTTGTATTACCTACAACGTTTATCGTTCCCGTATTACCGTTTGAGTAAGCTGCGCTAGAAAATCCTAGAAAGTTCTCAGTCGTTAAATTAGTACTTGAAGAACCTGCATCTAAATGCCTTACCTCACCAAATTGTTGGTTATTCTGTCTATAACCAATAATAGATACACCATAAACCTTCATATCCTGAATTTGGAATTTTTGTGCTGGTGTTCCTGTATTCACATTATTAGTTTCAAAAGCATTAGACGTACTACTGGTTAATGTAATAGTAGTACCACTTACAGTGGCTGTTCTCACAAAACCGTCTTGATTATTATTTCTTCTCCATGCGATAGGGTTAGATTTTGTTGTTTCATCATAACCAACGCTTGTATATGTACAATTATTGGAATCTAGCTGTTGATTTGAACCTTGTGTTATTGCAAGAGTACTGCTATTAACTGTAACTGCTTTACATTTAGGTTTACTATCATCGCACCAAACGAATACAAATGCACCTGCACCTGTGTTATAAGAAATATCAAAATATGCTCCAGTTGTAGTATTAGTCTGATTAGTTATCTCTGCAGCACTTCCCCATGTAACTTTTCCTGTTGCACTTGCATCATATTTACCTGCTCTAAGGTATGAATTACCATTGTCATGTTGATAAGCTATTAATACAAGGCCATTTCCAGCACCTACGGCTACTTGATTGCTACAATCAGTAGTACCGTTTGGAGTGCTTGGTGTTGATTCTATAGTTACACCACCTGATGTAGTTGCTGCCGCATAATAAACTTCTATATCATCATCGTTATCATCTTTGAAAATAGTATAAAAATGACCTGCTCCCATATCGACGGCACATCTAGCTGGATTATTACCTGAGTTAGTACGATTATTAGTAGTACCTAGCGCCGAGGTTTTTGAATCCCAACTTATATCTGTTCCTTCATCATTTCCACCAGAACCAGTCCAATCATTGAAACGACCAGATCCTATTGCTACTCTATTATTATTATTCCACGGCATAGAGACAATAAATATTTGATTAGTCCCAGGGTAATAGCAAGAATCGAGAAAAGTTATTCCGTGACTAACGTATGATTTATTAGCTCCCCAGTTACCAAATGCCCATCCACCATTACCATCGTAAGCCCAGATATAATATCTACCTCTATCACTTTGATTTCCCTCTTGGTAAAGAGTTAAGACTGATTTTTTCGCTGAAGATGTAACCTGAACAAAACTTTGTGTCTGGTTTTCAGGCCCAATTTCCTGTCTAACACCTCCAAAAGTGGCTGGATTGTTTATAGAAATTGTCTCAGTTATTTTCTCAACATTTCCAGTAGTCTTTAATATCACAGCGTCATTTGCACTTAGTGATCCATCAACTGTAGCCGTTACCTGTGGAGCTGCAGAAATCGTTGTCCAACTAGCTGCAGAACCTGTACCACCTGAAGTTAATACTTGTCCACTTGAACCGTAGTTAGCTCCACCTATTCCAATTTCACCATCCTTATTAAGGATTAATTTATCGCTACCATCTACATTTAAAATTATTTGTGAATTATTTTGGTCGTTATTAGGATCAGCCCTAATATTTAATTTTGAACTATCCCACTGTATTCTGTGATCCTGACCTGATTGATAACCAACAGTTATCCAAGGAGTAGTTGAATCATAAATAGTTAAAACATCAGTTATAAGGGTTCCAGTTACCTTTGATCCCGAACTAGTCGTCTCAAATTTTTTGACGTTATCATGATATAACTCTACGGCTCCCCCATTAGTAGCTTTAAGTAAACTCTCATTATTATTCTGATTAGATAAAGCAAAGTAATTACTTATAACATTAATACCAGATGCATTTGAATTATAAATTCTAGCTTCGCCTGATGTATTGTGATGGAAAAGTTGGAAATCTCCAGAATCACCTAGACGTATTTCCTTAGCATCATCCATATATAAATTGCCTTCTAATTTAGCGCCATTACTCGTTGTCTCAAATTTTTTGACATTATCGTGAAATAACTCTACGGCTCCGTTATTTGTAATGCTAATTGCATCTTCATCATCACTAACACGTAGATGCAATGCACCTTGAGTTTTGATATAAAGATTTCCATCGTCATTGTCAATAGTTCCATGATCTCCATCATGTGAAATATTTAAATCACCAGCGAAAACAGCTTTAGCATTAGCCGCAAATTCAAGAGCACCATCTGACTTATCCCATAACAAATTCTTAGCAGAATCTCCAACAAAGGAGGCGTCTCCTGTAACAGTTAATCCATTACCATCAAAAGTTAGAGTCTGTACACCATTAGCGCTATAACCTACAGCACCAGAGCCATTACGGAACCAACCTGTATCTTGGTCATCTTGGAATGTAAAACTAGGTGCAGTAGCTGAACCATCTGGGAACTCTGAACCTGCTGTTACATAGTCAGCACCTGCATTGATGACACCAAAGAAAGCATGTCCATTAGCTGGAGCAGAACTAAATACTATATTTGAACCTAATAATTTAAAACCTGCACTACCACCAGGATCTGGTTCCTGAACAACACCATTAACAGATATCATTACCTGCTGTGTACTGATCGGAAATGGAACTGGAGTTGCTCCGTTTACTTGTAAAGCAAATGAAGTTGTACTTCCGTTAAACCCTGAACTAATATCGTCAATTATCTTATAGCTAGGATGTGCAATCTGAAGATCGTTCCCAATATACATCTTTAGTATTTAGTAACTTATTATCTTCTATTGTATTCTGCCCTTATACAGCCTTAGTCAGTATGAGGTCCTTTTGTCGATGGAGCAGTAGGCCATTTAACAGCACTATAACCATCTACTCGATATGTTTGAGGTATATCTCTTAAGGATTGTCTATATGAAGCCCATGCTGACTGATCTACAGTACAACCAGGAGTCATTGTCCAGTCTGTTGTTCTTAAAAGAAAATCTCTTTTTTTACGAATAATTGCCCAACTTGTTTCTTCTAAATTTAATATGGTCTTATCAAATTGCTTGTCAACCTCCTCTTTAATTGTCTCAAACTGAGTTTGAAGCGCAGCAATGTCGCCAACAAGTGTTAATCCCATAATCTTAAGTCTGATCTAGGTAGCTAACGGTAATGTCTGCTGCACTACCTGTATCACATCTAGCTCTTAAAATGTCACTAGATTCTAAAATAATTTTACTTCCACTAATAAGCTCTAACGAAGATCCTGCAGGTACTGGTACATCTTTTAAAAGATACACAGCATTACCGCTATTAGGTACAATATAAAGATCTATATTTACGCTCGACGATGTCTTATTAGCGACCATAGCACTAAGAAGAATAAGCGTAGAAGAGCTTCCAGCAGTAAAAATATTCGTATTAGTCGAACTAATAGCATCTGTAACTAAACTGGATTTTGTAGCTTGTTTGAAGGTATTTGCCATATCAACTTAGAGCAACAATGAGAGCGAGGTTGTCTGGGTATGATCCAGTTACAGATAAATCTCCACTAATGGAGACATTTCCTGAAAAAGTCACGACACCCGATGAGTCTATTGTAAGCCTAGCACTACCTCCAGTAGAAAGCCCTATCTGATCTGGACCACCAGAAAATAATCCAGTATTACTATCACCTATAAAACTTAAAGTAGGACTTCCTGCTGATCCTGCTAACAATGATGCATTACTTCCATCACTTCTTAATAAAGAAAAACCACCTGGAGTTGATCCATCATGTATGACACATGTATTAAGAGTGGTATTAACTGTAACTTCGCCTACAGCACCAGTAAAAGTACCAGTTTCTCCTGTAGTGCCTCTTCGGAATTGTACTTGGGTTGACATAAGACTATCCTAATGCAACTGCTATTGCGGTGGCAAAACTTTCAGTGGATATTGTCCCTGAATCGTCAGGCGCCGTTAACGTTCGAGTGGTGCTACCCGATATTCCTGAACACTCAAAAGCTAATTGTTTTGAGGTGTCGGCGTTATCTTGTATTCTAAAACCACTGTCTTTAGTGGTGATTGTGTCACAACTGAAAGAACTTATTCCTGAAAGAGTAGTTAAAGTTCCTCCTAAAGCTACAGAAGAGCTTCCAAGAGTAATTGAATTATTTTGTAATTGTGCATTTGGAATATTACTTGTACCGAAAGCACCTGTACTTGAGTTATATGTAAGTCCAGAACCACTTGCAACACTTAAAGAAGAAAGAAGTGCAACAGTACCTCCTGCATTAGGGAAGTTAATTGCTCTATCTGCTGTTGCATCCACAACATTAATTGTGGTTTCATAACCATCAGCTGTCGATCCTTCAAAAACAAGTCCAGCAGTCCCTATAGATACTGAGTTAGCAGCATTAGCAGCTCCTGCATATAAAGTAGTTGCTGTTAAAGCAGTTAACCCTGCAACTGTTGTAGTTGTAGATCCTAATTGTATAGATGTACTGCCTAATGTGAAAGTATCGACTGTAGGACTAATATTTGAAGCTGTTGTTAAAATAGTACCTGTTTCATTTGGTAGCGTAATAACACGATCAGCGGTTGCATCTGCTGCTCTTAACGTGGTTTCATAGCTATTAGCAGTTGACCCTTCAAAAACTATATCCCCACTTCCTATGGATATTGAGTTTGCAGCATTAGCAGCTCCTGAATAAAGAGTAGTTGCTGTTAATGAAGTTAATCCTGCAATTGTTGATGCTGTTGCACCTAAATTAATAGATGTACTACCAACAGTCAATGAACTATTAGCTAACTTGTTGTTTGGTATTGCATTCGTACCAATCTCACCATTGCTATAAGTTAAACCAGAACCACTTGCTACACTTATTAAACTTGTAACATCTGAGTTAGACGGCCCAGTATATGTAATAACTCCAGTACTGTTGTTATAAGCTAAACTTCCTAAACCACCAGAATCTGTAACAGAAACAGCACCTCTGGCTCGTGCGTTTGTGTAGTAAAGATTAGTACCTTCAGGGATATCAGTTGATGTATTACCACCAAGATCTAATTTATCTGCAGAAGTGTTTAACTCCTGAAACAAACCACTAACTATTACTAAGGATTTTCTTGTTGCCATATCTTAATTTTAACCAACCTTAACTGGGGGTTCTAAACTTACGTGCAAAGAAGCACTTGATATCGCCTCACCTACTCTTGTCATATATTGTCCTGAACCAGAAGGAGGAGTAGTTGTTATACCCCCATAACCTGTACTAAGGAAATAAAGTTCTCCAGCATCCAATCCTGAAGTTGCTAAATTACCAAAAACTAAACATCTCACTGTTCCACCTGCAGATTTACTGGTTTGTGCAAAACCAACAACTCTTGCTTCATCTGCACTACCAGCAGCTCTAGCTAAACCTAATTTTCCATCACTACTTCTTGCATATAAAGGTTGTCCTTGAGATACATTCTCAAACGCAACAGATTCAAAACCAGCAACAGAGTAAACTGTTCTACCAGCTAACGTATCTTTGAAATCTATAAGAGCCTCAGTAAAACCTTTAGCATTAGGTTCGTATGGAGGATAATTACTTGTTCCAGCCATTATGCTAACTTTACTGGAGGTTCAACATAAATACTAAAAGAAGTAGACGTAGCTCCTTCTCCAACTCTTGTAACAGCTTGTCCAGAACCAGTAGGTGCAGTTGTTGTTATAGCTCCAGCAGTTGTAGGACTTAAAAAATACAAATCTCCAGGGTCAATTCCAGACATTGTTTTCATACCTGCTACTAAAACTTTGACATCATTACCAGCAGACGCAGCTGCATCTGCAAAACCTACAACATGTGCATTTTCAAGAGCACCATTAGCAGCACTAGCTTTTCCAACCTGTCCATCACTAGATCTCATATAAACTGCGTCTCCATCAGCTACATTTTCAAAGGCAGTTACGTCAAAACCAACACGAGTTGGTGAAAAAACAGGAAATCCGTCTTTTACATCGATAATTGCGTCTACTAATCCTCGATAATTAGGTTCATAAGGTTGACGAGTCATTGTAAAGTTATTAGCAGTCATTAAATCAATTAAGACTGCAATAGCACCCTCTACATTTGGTTCATATCCTGTTGCCATACGTATATTCCAACTATTTAATATTTTAAATTGTAAAATCCTTTAGAATAGAGAAAAAGGAAGTAAAAATGGAAGTAGAACTCATCGCTGCAATCATTTCTGGAAGCATCGGTGTTTTTGCTGGCTTAACACGAGCTTTAGGTAATTTTAATAAGAAATTAGACAGAAGATTTTATAACGTAGAAAGTAATCTTGATAAACTAAAGAATGAAGTACTCCATGACTACGTTTTGAAAGAAGATTTTTTACGAGAAATGCAAGCTGTCCATACAAAATTGGATAGAATACTTGATCACCTACTAGCTAAGAGTTAAGGTCCAATATTTATCCAAGCAGTAGTAGCTAAATCATAAATAACTAATTTATTTGTCGATTTATTATAGTGAAGTTGTCCATCTACTGGATTTGTTGGAACACCTGCTGAAATTGAAGCAACTGCTTTTACCATTTGCCAGTTAGTTCCATCATGAACTTTTAAAATATGAGTACTATTTGTATCTAACCAAGATTCACCTTTACTATTAGATGTAAAACCTACAGCAGAAACATTTGGAGCAGCGGTACCTACAGATATAGGTCCAATTTTAACTAACCCCGTAGAAGGAGAAGCTGTGCTATCAGCAAAAAAGAGTCCAGGGTCACCTGGATTATTATTAACAGCCAACTCAGCAGAACCCAAACGAATGGGGAAGGGGCGATCATGTAAAACACTAGAACGTCGAGATAAAATTTGTACGGCCATAACTAAATATTAATATATAGATCAGAATCGACAACAGTATCTTGATCTGTAAGTGGAAAATAAGTATCACAATCAATTGTACTCACGGATGAAGCTGCATCTGTAGGAGTACCATTTAAATATTCTCCTGCATCTATAAGACCTTCCTCAAACTCAGAAGTATATTCATTTAGTGGTTTACTTACAATACCTAATTTTATATCTTCAAGTAATGTTGGAGATTTGTTAAATAATTTATTAACTAAAGTAATCATCCTATTTGTTAAATTAACTGGTTTTCCTGACCTACTTAAATTTCCATCTGCATCACGTTTTGTACTATCAGTTAATGTCATTCCAAGTAGTGAAGGATCAAAGTCTGCTACTGATTGAGGTAAACCTCTATTACCAATAATTTCTTTTTGTCCACTCCATTTAGTATTTTGTTTTGTTAATAAAAGACTCTCAACAGCAGCCTGTAATTTCTCTCTTTCCTTTTCAAAAGTACGCTCAAATTTAGTTAAACCTTCTCCTATAGGTTTATCGTTAGGTTCTAATAACCATGCACCTACATAATCATGGTGTTTTAAATTACTTACAGTGCAATATCCACTAGTTAAATTACTAAAAGGATATATAACAACAAAACTATCAGGAGTAGGTACAGATGTAACTGTATATTCGCCAGATACAGCATTTCCACTAGTAAAAGTTATTTCAATTTTAGTATTTATTTCTAAATTATGCCCAACAGAATCAATAGTAATATTTGGTCCGTTTTGAATATAAGAACCTAATAAACTAATTGGATCATTACCTTCGTCATGCTTCAATGCAAACATCGCCGCATAAATATGCTTACACCACCTCAATTGGTAATAAGCTAAATTAGCAACTGAGAAATCTGCAGTATCTTCATATTCTGGTAATTGATAATAATTATTAACAGTTACAAAGCCTAAATCTCTAAAAGTACCTGGAATATCTCTTTCGTTACTTAAAGTTCCATCAGGTTGTAATACTTGACCTGGTTTTGTTGAACGAACAGTTGTAGTTGGAAATCTTCTCTTTGTTAATTCACTATATAAATCATAACTATCTCGACGTGAAAAATCTTGACAAGAACACTGCCAACGTAATTCAGTAGTTAAATAACGACCTACCTCAAAACCACGTTGAGCTGGAACAACTGTTTTTGTAACTGTATCTACAGTTGTTGCTCCATAACTATCTTTTCTTTGAAAAATTATTTCATTTGTAACTGCATTTATACCTTTAACTGTATAACCAACAAAATTATCATGTCGTTGACCACGTAATAATCTACTTAAAGTTAAATTACCTGAAGTAGTACCGCTAGTAATTGTAGATATCTCTAATTGAGTTGTATTAGGGACTGTAACAGTATATCGACCAGAAGAAACATCTCCACTACTTACATCTATATAAACTTTATTTCCAGTGGATAAACCATGTGCAGAACTACATGTAATAGTAACGGTAGAACCTGATCTTGAATATGTTGAACTTATACCAGGATCTTTTTCGACAATTCTATCTGCTAAACGCTCCCCTGCAAAGAAAGCAACGTCTGTAGGCAAATACCGAAGACGAACTCGAATAGTGGTCCAACGTGTATCCCCAAAAGTAGTCGATAAATAATAGTTAACATTGCCGTTTACGTTCGCATTATTAGAGACAGTTAATGTAAATGTATTCTGAGTAGTACTTGTAATTAGTGCGGTTTCGTCTACAGC